AAGCTGATGTCTCCTGTGCCACCATCAATTAAAAGACGGTCAGTGGCTGTTCCTTCATCGTCGCTTAGTTTTTGAATTACAAAATTACCAGCATTTTGACGCAGACGATGGTTGCTGTCCGTAACTCCAGACTCCATAAAGTTAAGCATAGGTGCGGTGCTGACAAAGCGAACAGGAGTACCATCAACAGTAAGCCCATCCGCCGTGACCGAACCCGTGACATCAATTCCTGTGGCGGTGGTGGTTAGTTTGGTTGAGTTGTCGTACCACAAAGACACTGCCGCGTCTGTAAACGCCTGAATCATTGTTTCTGTGTCTGCTGAGTTTTTCAATATAAAATCATCAGCAAGTATTTTGATGTTGCCAGTGCCTTGGTCACTAACATAACTATGCGAACCATCATGATAAATCTGTAGGTCGCTGCCAGCGCCGAAGATGGCTTTGGACGAATCAGGAAATTCCAAGCCGTTAGCAGTGATAGAGGCTTTTGTCGTTCCAGCCTTTTGAATCAGCAGATCACCAGTTCCAGCCTGATTGATGATTGACTGCGTAGGGGTATGGACTAAAGTTAGATCCTGCGAATTACCTAACTGAATCTGCTCATTATCGCCCAAACGGATCTGATCAACATTTACAGTATCTGCCTTAACGCGCACGTTTCCGCCTGATCTGACGACGATAAGATCATCTGTGGGCAGAAGGCTGCCGCCGTCACTTAACTCACTGATTTTTGACATGGTAAACTCCTATTGTTCTATTTTACGGCAATTTCTTTAACTGTTCTATCTCAGCCTTCAAATCTTTGACTGCTTCGATCAAATAGCCAACGATGTCACCGTAAGCCACTGATAACATTCCGTCTTCGTTTTCTTTGACCAATTCAGGTGCTACTTCCTGCAACTCTTGAGCTATAACACCAGCGCCCTTTTCTCCTGCCTTAGTAAAACTGACACCACGCATGTCAAATACTTTGCTGCCATCGATTGTTTTGATGTCAGACTTCAGTCGGATGTCAGAACCTTGGGTGACGGTTCCCGAAATAGTGATATTGCCATCTGCGAAGTAGTTTCCATTGGTATCAATCGTCGCTCCAGTAGAGCCATAGCCACCATTAAACTTGATGCCATTTCCAGCCGCTTCTATATCTAAACTGTCACCTGTTTTTGGAACGGTTATTCCATGATCAGGACTTCCGACATCTCCAGCGCCCGAACCTAGATCGTCCACTCCGTTGTAGAAATATATCCCGCCTAAAGGCTGAATTGAACCAGCATTGGTCGTCTCTCCTCTACCGGCTATAAAAATACCGCCGTATCTGTTGCCAGTAGGATTTTCTTCGTTGACAGCTATCGTCAGACTGCCACCGTCAATCAATGTGTTGTTGAACAATCCAGTGAAATAAGTCTGTGGATTACCTTTTGCAACCGATGAAAGACCGTGGTCTGAATCGGTATAGGTCAATGCGTTGTTTATTGACAATCTTCTAGGGTTTGTCAGCGCAGGACTACCCGTTGCAGGGTATGGGCTATAAGTTCCGTCCGTTACCGCTACAACAATCCTGATAAAATACTCACCTTTAGGGAATCCGTAGACCGTGACCTGTTCAGTCATGTAATAGTCTTCGTCCGTAATCCCATAGGCATAGTCAGAATGACCAAGACCCGTGAAGTCTGCTGCTGCTTGCGATGCTGTCGCTAAATCAGCGCGATAGTTACCACTTCCTAAGTCAGTGACTTTTACGTAGTAGTTACTATTTAACTGGCTAGAAGTGAATTTCTTGCTGGATAAAGCTGCTGAACCAAAGTTCTGCCAAGTGCTTGGGCTACCACCTACGTTTTCCGCATATTGAATCTGTAAAGACAGTTGCGACATGATCGCGTTCTGTGCATTCGTCTCACCAGATATAGTCCCAGAAGTTAAAGGCCCAGCATAAAACGAAGCGTACAACGTAAGATTCTGATCAAAGTCGTTCGCAAAGAATACATAATCAGTATTGCTTGTAAGATCTAAAACAGAACTTCTGACTGATACAGGAACCCTTGACGTTGAGTTATAGGATGGCTCGCCTCCTGTCGTAAAGCTAACTGCATTTGCCGCTACGTTTAATTTATCGCCATCCCATGTCAAAGACTTGCCAGTAGAAGCATCGCCAATACTTAGTTTGTAATCGTCAGTGTCATATCCTAAGAAAAATCCTTTCCCAGTATTAAATGCTGTCGATGTGCCACCGTAAAAATTACCAGTAGTCCCAACACTAACCGCACCAGTAAATGACCCGCTAGTAGCGGTTATGGCACCACTGATAGTCGCGCTAGTAGCTGTCAAAGCCCCTGCTGGCGTTACTCTAAACGGCGCATTGGCAAACGTATTATCCCCTAGAGAAACGCCGTCAGCAGTTGACAGTGAAACCCTAGAAGTCCCATCACCAGCCGTCAGACTTGTTGCCCCTAGTGTAAATCCACCAATGGTTCCTGATGTAGAAGTGATGTTACCTCTGAACGTCCCATCTCCAGCCTCAAACGTACCGTCTGTGGTCAGCTTCCAACCGGAAGATCCTGCTGAATAATCAGTCGATTGAAGCGTGTCTGCTATCTTGTCCAGCGTCACAGCATTGTCTGCGACCTGAGTCGTATCGACACCGCCATTTGCGATCACGAGATTAACGGCACTGCCTACGGTTTCGGTGGTAAACATGGTTCCATTCAAGGATAGACGATCTGCCTTTATCGTCCCGCTGACGACTAATCCACCGTCAATCTGTACGTCTGTCCCCATGACAATCTTGGAAGCTGTGACCGTAAAAGGCTGAAGCGGTGTGTCGGCAGTTGATGCTGGATCGACTATAGAAAACTGATCAGCGACCACTGCAAATTCAGAAAACGGTGTTGATCCTGAAGTCGTAGACAATAAACCAAACCCAGTGATCCGATTGTTGTTGTCGATCTTGACTGAGTAGTTAGCCTCAACCCCATCGATTGAAGTTGCTTGTGTTGAAATTGATGCCGTGTTTTCACCAACCGTTGTCGATAACGCAGACAGGCTTTGAGATGTTGAAGTAACAACACCGTCAATCACGCTAACTTCTGTTGTCAGCGAATCTAAGGCTGTTGCAGTTGCGTTAACGCCGTTTGTCGGATCGTTAACTGTAGATTCAAGCGCAGTGATTTGCCCTGCTTGAGTAACAATATCGTCTTCAGACAAAGTAGTTCTGACGGTAAGAGCTTGGATCGCACCAGATGATCCCGATACAAAATCAGTCAGCTCATTTAAATCTACTGTCCCAGATGTTTCCAAATCAATGGGATCGTCGTTTTCATCTTCCGCCTTAGTCCTGAAAGTTAAGTCTTCAGTATAAGTCGCGTTTAAAGTCGTCACAGCAGCTGCGTTCGTTGTTATAGAACCTTCTGCCGTTGTTACTCGCGTATCAAGCGCAGACAATCCCGAAGCATTAGCTGCAACACCTGTAGTCCCATCATTAACCGTTGTTTCAAGTGCTGTGATGTCTGTCGAGTTGGTTGTAATAGATCCTTCGGCTGTTGTGACTCGTGTATCGAGTCCCGATATAGCCGTGGCGTTGGTTGTGATATCGCCTTCAGCAGCAGTGACATCTGTTTGCAGAGTAGTAATGTCTGAAGCATTAGTCGTAATTGACCCTTCAGCGCTAGTTACTCTAGTCGTCAGATTGGAAACACCTGTTGCATTCGCCGCAACACCCGTTGAAGCATCGTTGACAGTCGTTTCTAGCGCAGTCACGTCTGACGTAATTGACGTTATAGAGTTACCCTGTGAAACCGTTGTCGCATCCAATACAGATATAGCACTGGCGTTACTTGTGACGTTCCCGTTGGTTGTCGCCAAAGACGTTTGAAGATTTGTGATTGCTGTTTGGTTAAGAGCAATCTGACCATCACGAAAATCTATCCAATCACTGCCATCCCAGTAATAAGGTTCATTATTATTAGAACTGTCATACCACCGTGAAAACGTAGGTATAGGATCAGGTATTCCACCAACACCCGCCACAGGCTCAGTGCCTTGAATGTAGATATCAGACACGCCGGATGTTATATCTATGACAGCATCTTCAAGTGATGAAAGATTCTGCGCGACTGTGTTGATTGAACTATTTAGAGTCTGATTAGAATCACTGACGTAAATCGCCACATCACCAAGGTTCTGAACGTCAACGTCTTGTCCCGTCTCTAAATCTAAGACTTCGCCAGCCTCTACCTCAACTTGAAGAATCTCTTGTGCAAGGATTGAGTTCTTAACATCTGTCTGTCCTAGAACCGTAGTCCCATCTGTGTCATAGAAATCCGTTCCAACTGTAGCGCCGACTGTCGCATTGTCTTCAGGTGCATTCGTAGAACCAGAAACGTCTCCCCAATTAACCCGTCCAACAGTAGCGAATACCGTTGTATTGGGATCAGCATTAGGCTCTAAGTTAGACTGTGCTTCTGCTGACGTGCCCTTAAATCTAACAGCGCGAACCCAGTAATACCTCACGTCTGCTGGAGCTACTGAATCAGCCGCGTTTGACGCATCGTGTATGAACTGAGTCCCGTCAGTCTCACCGATTTTGACCGCAGAACTGAAGTTACCATTCGGTGAAGCGTATACAAAGATTGTCTGATAGTCAGAAGGATTGGGTGGATTAACCCAGTTCAGTTCGTTGTTCTTTAACCCTGCTGTCACGCTCAAACCTGATGGGCTAGGAACGCCCCTGAAGCCGTCTGCAATGTCTCCTGTTGCAGATATGGTAGAGTAAGCACCAACCGCAGGATCAGCGTAAGACGTGCTAGAATCTTCTCTAAGCGTGAGATTGACACCGCCTTCATCTGAGAACGTCCAAGCCACGCACTCAAATACTTTATTTGTCCAGCTAAGCTCATCAACCGATACTTGTACCCGATCACCTACCGTGATTCGCATTGCGGATAGGTTCGCAGGGAAGTTAACAATCTTCTGTTGATCTGTAAGCTGAATTAACTTATTAGATAAACGTTGCGCCATAAAAGACGTGTTCGTCATGTTCAGCGCGATTTCTTTTTCTAGGACTTCGCCATTGTCTCTTGTTACCGCATCCGCAAGCTGTACCAGTGGAAATTCACTAGACTTATGATTCTGCGAAGGATCAATGAAAAGACCTTTAATCGTGTTAAATCGATCAGATCTTTCAAACGATGTCTTAACTGATATTGCGCCTGTCAGATCGTCTTCATTAAGCGTCTCAGTCGGAGCGTAATAAATGCCAGCCTTGATGACATACTTGCCATTGGAATAAACCAATGTTCCGTTCATTGAACTTAGAATTTTAGAGATGTTTTTCTTGTGGCTATCTGTTGCAAAGATCACACCGTTACAAGTAAACCTAGATTCGGTGCCATTCGGAACGGTAACAGAAACATCACAGCCGTCTGCCGCTGTTACTGCTGCGGCCCAATCAATCTTATCTGCCGTTATGCTCATCCCATAATCGGTATCTATGAGATAGTCAATAAGACAGTTAACTGGGTTGGTTTGATATTCAATATATGAAGCGTTTGTCGGGTTGTCGCCAGCATCATTCCCAGCGGCTACATCTAACCGTGGGTCATAAACCTTCTTTCCTTTGACAATAGCTTTGACGTTTTGCGGTGAGTATTTATTCCAAGTCTCCGCAGAATCTTCGTTAAAGACCCACTTCATAGCCAAATACGCTAAACCGTCACCACGATGCGCTGATGTGTAATCAGTAAAAGCTGCAACCAGCAAGGGATCTGCTGTTTCTGTTGCAAGACCTAAATGCTTGTTAATCGTGGCATAACCACTGAAGATGCCAGATCCAACTGCCCCGCCATTAGCGTTTCCGCTGTTGATTGCGCTGTTAGATATAACTTGATTGTCAAAGTGAATGTCAGTAATCGCTTCGACTTCGTGCCCCGCTAAAGTAATGACTTGATAAAGGTCTTCGTTATTAGTGCCTTTTAATCCTATGTAGGAAATTGGCCCTGAGACTAACGCTTCGCCATAAATAACTTTTTGTGCTTCTATGGTGCTTCGGACTGTCTGCTGACGTGAAGAATCTGTATCGACTTTGGGCAGATCGATTGCGAATAGCTTTTTAGCAGCAACAACCGATCCAGCAACTATCGCCGCGCCCAAAATAGCGACACCTTTAACGCCTAAAAAAGCAGCCGTTAAACCTGTGCCGACAAAGACTTTACCTATAGCGAAAAAAGCTGCTACTACTGCTTGTGGCATAACTTCCAACCCGAAATGATTAAATGTTCAGGAATCTTGGTGAATCCCTTTTTAACTAAGCAAACAACGTAATCGTCTAACTTGATTCCCATTGTCAAACCTTCTGGCAAGTCAACCAAAACAGGGCTCCCGTCTGGAAAATCTTCATCAGTTGGCTCACCTAAAACCGTTGAAGCTGTCTTGATTAAATCGCCGTTTGACTTGATTATTTCTTCTGCTTCGTCTTCTGAAGTATAGTTGAAATCAGTCAGATAATCCTTTCCAGTCAGCTCTTTGACGATGAATCCTGCGAACTGACAACAATCTGCGTCACCATAATCAAAACTACGCTTTTCCCATTTGTTCAAGGCTTGCATGACGTGCAATTTCATTATCTTGTGGTTTCAGTTGTCAATCTTGTTTGATCGTCTTCTATCGTTCCGTCTGTGCCTGAAGCCTTAGCGCCCCAGTTAATTTTGGCACCTTCTACTTTATGAATATGGCTGAAAAATAGATCAGTAGGTGATTTTTCTTGTTGAGCCGCATTCGTGTACATTAGATTTGCAGACTGATCAAACCTTGAAAGTTCAGATTCAGCAATCAATTGGATAGCATCACCGCCATCTGCGCCAACTGACAAGTTCATTTGATCCATGAACCCTGCCCAGATCTGAGTAGGATCAGCGATCAATTGATCAGTTGAATCTAAGACACCCAAGTAAACCGTTACGGGGTGCATGAAATAGTCTTCGGTAAGTGCAGCACCTGAAATCGTAGCGTCTAAACCGCTTAAGGTGAGCGTAATGGCATACGGACTAACGTCTTGGCCTTCTTCGACCTGCGAGATAGAACCTAGATCGCCAACGCCTAGCCAGTCTTGTGAATCCCAAGTGTACGTTCCTAATGAGTTGTGAACGTAAACTGTACCAGACGGGAATTCTAGCTTGGCAAACGTAACAATTGAGACATGCGGCTGAGCAAGTGCAGTTGCTACTGCTGCGGGTAATCCACGGCTCATGCTAGAACATCCTCTACAGCCTCAACGGTAAAGTTTGAAATGATTCCCGCTTGCGTATCCCAAGACGTAGCATTTGACAACATAAACACGCCAAGGATCTGATTCTCTAAATAACTGATCGCGTCATTGTCGTCTGTGGGCTTGCGTATTGGCGGCGAAATAGGAATGCCAGCTTTGGTGACTGTCCCTGTTCCTGAACCAAATCCTGTAGCTGTGAACGTGGTACCCACCGTATTATTAGCAGATCCTATTGTCGTGAAGTCTGAAGTTCCAACCGATTCAATGGTGTAGGACTGTCCGATCACGATCTCCCTAGCTGGCAAGGAATACAAAAACGTACCCGTCCCTGTCGTTGAAACGTCTGCCGTCACTATCGCCAACTGGTTATTAAAAGCTATGTAATCACCTGACTTGAAATAATCAGTCACACTTAAGTCAGCGTTATCAGCAATCAAGACAGGACCAGTTTGCCCCGCACCGTTTACTTGGATAGCATCATTAACTGCTGGGGAATTGCCCCTTCTTGTATACCCAAAGACAGGGATAAACATTCTGTGCTCCTGCCCGTTTAAGCTGGAAAGAAACCCCTGCATGATTGACCTATCATTGCCTGATAGATTGTTAAACTGCATTGTGGCTTTCCACAACGAACCCTTCCTACCAACTGTCTGCACAGCGTTAGTCAACGGACTTTGGAACGTCCTTGTATTCGTTACCAGCTCAAAAGTAGTAGAGGATGGCGTTATGCTTGGGAATGTATACGTTGTCATACAAAGCGCCTCCTACGCATCAAATCCTGTATTGTTGCGACTGTTTGCTGGCTTCCTTGCTGAACAGCAGTTCTGATCTTCATGTCTACGTCAGCTCCGCCTGTTGCGTCGATGTTGTTGATAATAGTAATACCGCCAGCCTGCCCTTTGGTATGATCTATCACAGATTCATTAGGATGAAGCATTGCAGGGAAACCACCCTTGCCATCCATACCGCCTGAACGTGAACCGCGACCAGTAAAACCACCGCCTTCAAATGATTGTGCGCGAATCTGTGCGACTTGACCAAGACCAGCAGCGACTTGTGCGCCAGCCATGATGAATGATATTGGTGGTGGGTAACTTGAAAGAGCTAATGTTGCACCCTGATAAGTCTGCATGATCGCTTGGGCGATTTGAAACGCCTTGTTCAATGCGAAAAGTTTCTTGTTGTTTGCCGCTATGCCTGAAAACTGATTGTTCAATTCGCCTAAAACGTGAGAAGTCTGAGCCGTATTGCTCATCATCATAAACTTCTTCTTCTCTTCTTCACCCTTCATCTGCTGCTCTTGCATGAAGGTCATTTTTTTTGTCGCTTCATTTGCCGCTTCTGTCATCTGCTCTGTGATAACTTTTGCCGGTGAGTTCGCGGCGATTGATTCAGCCGCTTCCCTGTTCTTTGCCTTGACGTTTTCATAGAACTCATCGACCGCTTCGCTTGGTAATCCCTTGGTCAACAATTCTTTGATCTGATCGTTGGTGTCAAGTATGGTCTGACCAAGATCTGAGCTAAGTTTATCCAGAAACTTTGTGTCAATCTGTTCTTTTCCGACTATCGCAGCGAACCTATTGTATACCTCCGCGAATTCTTTGAAGGATGGGTTCAGCTTCTCGACGATGACCTGAGCGATTTCAATAGTCGCCCTTTTAACTGACAAAAATCCAAGCCGAAGATTGTAAACAGTGTCAGCAACGAACCCGAATGCCTTAACGATAATATCTGCAACGCGCTGGCCTATGTCACCGAAACCTTCTGAGTCAAGCGCTGTTTGTCTAAAGGCATCAGCGACTTCCATCACCATTGGCGCGAAAGCCTGAGCAAGCTGATTCCCGAGGCCAGTGAAGACACCCTTGGCCCTAGTGACCGCATCGTTAGCAACTTCGATCTGGGCCGCGTCAACTCGGGACATAGTTATCCCAAGATGATCAGCTTCCTTCGCCATTGCTTGCAAGCCTTCAGAACCTCCTGAAAGGGTATTGACTAACGCCACACCTTCAGAATCGAATAACTTCATTGCCAGCCTTACTTTATCCGACTGGCTTTTGACATTACCCATCTGATCAGCGATGACTTCCATCTGCTTATCTAGTGGCAACTTTTCAAGATTTTCTGCGTTAATTCCTAACTCGATTAACGCATTTTTGGCTTCCCCAGTGCCATTGGCGGCTTCTGATACTCGACGGGTCAACCTTTGCATCGCCATATCTAACGTGTCAGAACCCACACCCGTCAATTCTGCTGCGTGTCTTAACCCTGTTAGGGCTTCAGTGGTTGTTCCGATCTTATCGGCTGTTTTAGCCAGAGAATCAATGCTTGCCATTGACGATTTTGTCATTGCTGCGGCTGCTGCTACTCCTGCCGTCCCGAATGCAATGCCAATTTTCGCAACTGTGGCTGCTGTTTTTGCTGCTGAATTACCAAGTGATCCCAAACCCTTCTTTGCAGAATTGAATGCAGCGGCTGTTTTATCTTTCGCTGTTATTGGTATTTGTACGTTACGCGCCACGATTCTTCACCTCAAAGTATGCGATCCAACCCTGAAACTCGATCACGCCCATCTCTAATACTTCTTCAACTGTCTTGTGAAGATGCTCCGCTAACTGATAGCAGAACAGTAGGGCATGATCGTTTATCAGTTTTTTTCCAGATCCTCATCCTTTGGTTGCATTTCTGCAATTTCACCAGCGACTCGAATCAGAACGTCAGGATCAACTGAACGAACTATTTCAACCAGTTCTAGCTTTTTAAAACAAGCGTCACCGTTATCATCTACCAGATAATAGATCAGGGTCAAAGCTAAACCTTCATCCATCTTTTCAGATGTCAGCTTCTGCTGTATTTCCATCTTCTTCTTGACAGAAATCTGTGGGCGCACGAAATAACGCCCACCCCATTCAGGTATTTCAATCGGCTTAGGATCACTAGCCAAGACTGATTTATAATGTTCTTGCGCCTTCTCCAGAATGCCCATTATACAGTAGTCTTAGTAAGTGCGGTTTTACCTTGAAACGTGATCGACGCTTCAACCATTCCGTCGAAAGACGCTGAAATGCTTATGCCCGTCACTATACAGCTTCCTGAGTAATAAGTATCACCGCCAGACGCGCCTTCAGGAAAAAATCCAATCGTCGGTTCAGAATTGATTGTGATGCCATTCTGACCGCTGTCTGTTTCATCCCAATAAACATCTGCCGAACCGGTGAAACTGGTTAGCGTTGGCTTATAAGTGCGAAAAGTCGAAGTCATAGTAGTATCTTCAACGGTATCGCCAGTCTCATCTACTGAAAAACTTCTAAGCTGCGCGACAGTCGTTCCTGCTACTTTTAAAACCCCATCCTTACCTACATGCGGCATGATTATCTCCTGTTATGGTGTGGCAGTGTAGTCAGACAAAGCACCGCTACCCTGCAAAGTTATCGAAGCCTCTACCATCCCATCAAACGATGCTGAACGACTAACGCCTGTGACGATGGCATCACCTTGATAGAAAGTATCTGCTGGAGCGGCTGTAGAATCGCCTTCTGGAAAAAACTTGATTGTGACGCTTGATCCAACCGCCAAAGCTGTCTGTCCTGCATCGCTTTCATCCCAGTAGACATCAGCCGACCCTGTAAAAGCAGTGGTTGTTGGAAGAAAGACTTTAGCCGCTAAACCCATAGTTGTGTATTCAACGGTGTCTGCCGTTTCATCGATAGAAAAACTTCTAAGATTAGCAACAACGGTTCCGTCTTCTTGGCCACTTGTGCCGCCGACTTTGATGGTTCCGTCTCTGCCTGTATGCGTAGCCATTATTCAGACTCCTTTTTTTCAATTTCTTTATCAGCTTTCTTTACTGATTTCTTTTCTTTAGCTGGCTTCCAACCTTTAGCCAGCTTTGATTCTACTTTAGACGGATGAAAATCAACCGTCAGCTTTCCATCTGGGCTTTTTAGTTCCATTTCTGGCTCCTATAAAGGTACGTCTGGACTGTCAACAGCAGTCCTATATTGTACTAGATAAGTCAAGGATACTACACCTATTGGTTGTTCGCCTTCACCGTTATAACTAATTTCTGTGCCTGACAAATAAGCAAACTTTGCCAGACCGTTTATCGTTCTGTCAGCGCCTAACGCTACTTCTACTTCTTTACAGATATCATCAACCACATCATCAAAATCTGTTGTTCCTTTCACATAACCTTCAACGACTACCGACAGTTCACGGTTAGTCACCAGTGACGGGCCCATGATGTCAGTTGCTGAATCTTCGCTTGTCGAATAAACCAGCAAAGCTGGCATGTTGCTATCAGATAAAGGATAGACCCTAGACTGAAAAACATTAGATCCCGTTGTAGCCAATCCTGTGACCGTTGTGGCTACTCGTTCCCTGATTTGCTGCCTAACGTGATCAGCCATTATTGTTCTTCCAATACCAACGCGACCACGCCGGTATGATCTGGCTGGACGCTGACCACCTTATAGTTGGTTGCGTTCTTAATTGTATTCCCGTCAAGATCAGTGATAGCTGCGAATGCTAAAGCATCACCGAAGACTGCGTTTCGTAAATCCTTAGCCTTTCCATATACGACCGGCTGACTTGATTGAACGTCAACCGATTCACCTGAAACGGCAAAATATTCTTGGTCTAATATGACCTTAACTGTCGATGCTGACCCGCCTGTAGGCGTAAAGGTACAAGACACGCCATGACCTAGCACGTCAAAGTATCCATCGAAGTCGGCATCGAACTCTAAACTCATCGCTTCGATACTTTCTCAACAGCCTTCTTCTTTAAAGGCTTTGCTTCTACTTTAAATTCAGCGGCATGACCAGAACTGATGAACTGTCGGGCTTCCGCTGATGAAACAATTACCACGTCACCCACCGATCTAGGAACACCGTGAACGTGACAAGGCATTTTGATAACTAATTCCATAATAACTCCCAAAGAATTGGGGGGCCGAAACCCCCCTTTCCTATTAGCTTGCAACGATGTCTTTGATTACCGCGAAAGATTCGGGGTATCTCAGAGCAACATCTAAGTCTTGGAAGAACGCGAGTCGCGTACCGCCAGAAGTAGACAAGCTGCTTTGATCGACTACAACATCGACACCTGACCAGAAGCCAAGCATGATTTGGCTGAAGTCGCCGTAAAGCATTGCAGACAAGTTTGATCCGGTTCCTTTAGAAAGATCAGAAGGTACTAAAGTGCTTGAAGCTACGTTAGTTCCCAAGATAGTTCCGTTCGGATCCATGATGAAGTTGCCTTCAGCGCCACCAGACTGCTTGCTGACGGTTCTCAAAGCCGCAATGACCTTGGGGTTAGTCAAGAAAGCAGAACTGTTGATCATGGCATTGTCTTCTTCGACAGCCTTCATCAAATCAACTACTTTAGCGTAGGTGATCGCTGCACCGTTGGCTCCCATTGCTACAACATTGGTAGAACCATTTGCAATGATGCCAGAAGGTGCATTTGAAGCGCCGCCTTCGATAGCTACGTCATCGATCTTTCGTGCGAAAGTATTGATGATGTCGTTACGAAGAACCTGTTCAACAGACGGATCTGACTGCTGGATGAGCCTTCTAGACACATCGACATAAGCTGCCAGTGTCTTCGGGGACATTGTCACTTGTGCGAACGTGGCTGCGCCTTCGCTGGGTGCTGAACCTTCAGCAACGAATGCTGAATTAGTTACAGAAGCAGAAAGCTTAGGAATAGCAACATCGCCCTTGAGACCCTGCATTACGCGAGCACCCAAAGAAGTGATGGTCAATCGAGCATACAATGCTTCGATGAACTGATCAGCTAAATGGTCAGTGCCAACCAAGAACCCGCCGTCAGCGTTAGTGCCAGCAGTTTGATCACGTTGGCCCCAATTGATGTTAGCAGGAAGATAGAAGCCACGGGCTTCTTTGTTGGAACGATGTGCAATCTCGTCAGAAATTTCACGCTCGTAACCAGCTTCACGCCAATCACCAGATGAAGCAGCTTTGATAGCTCGAATCAAGCTATACTCACGCTGTTCACTTTTCGCTACGTCAACAACAGCAGCAGGAGTTTCTAATGGTCGATCATTTCGGACGGCTTCGAGAAGTTCGCCACGGAATTGTTCAACGCTTACACCACGCTCAATAGCTTTTTCTGCTAAATCGCGCTGATCATGATGCTTACCCAATGCAATGATTTCACCAACAGATGCTAATGCTTCTGCCTTGGCTGACTCACTGACTTGGCGTACATCGACTTGAGTTTCTTCAGTCATTGTTTCCACCTTATTAGTGTTTAGAGTTTTTTCTGCGGATCGTCCAACTCCGACAAATTTAGACGCATCAGCAGGAATTGAAACAATCGATGCTTCCATCGGTGTCCAACTAGCCCTGTAATACTCCTTGCCTTCGTCGTCTTTGGCGCGAACCAACTTTTTAACGCTATACCCGACAGAAATATTCTGTTTAATACCGGATTTCACGTCTTCAAAAACCTCTTGAGCCAAGGCTGAATTACCAAATTCAACCAACGCAACGGTACGCCGCTGTGTCTCGTCAAGGTAAAATGATCGCACCACACCTATCTGCTCATCCATCTTATGGTTGTTCAGCAAGGGTGCGCGACCCGAAGCCATAAACTCCATGTCTATGTCTTCTTTCTTATGACTTAAAACCTCTAAGCCAAAATCTCGTTCAACTGGGTTCTCGCTTGAAACCCCAATCCGAACAATTCTTTTTTCTTCATCAATTGATCCGCGTGAAAGATCAATAGTCCTGTAGACGATTTCAGAAGGGTTTGTATTGCGCTCAATGTCTTGAGCCATCGCTTCATATTCTGCGTCTTCGGCCTGAACTTCTTCAACTTCTTCAACTTCTTCTTCAACTTCTTCTTCAACCATCTCAGCCTTAGCCAATTCGATTATGAATGAGTCTTCTGTTTCTTCTACGTTTACAACGTGCCTTTCCATATCTTTCACCTCGTCAGTGATGTCAATAATATCACTATTGTCAACTAAATCCGATGATCTATCATCATCTTTCATTTGCTCAACCAGTCTTTTTGACCAGCTAAAACCAGCGTCACCACCCCAAAGCGCCCACGCAATCCTTCCGTTTGACGGATAGCCTTCTTCGCCTTGGTTAAATCCTTTGCCTTTCTTGTCTACTTCATGACGCGCAAAGAATGAATACATCCTTTTCACTGTCGAATCTGACAAGTTTTTCCCGTTGACGATATCCCTAGCGCGAGCAATGCCGACCTCAGTACCGCCACGGCCAAACTCACGCCGCCAATCAAGACCGCGCTGGGCATCTTCCTTCATGCCTTTAGTCGGGGTTGGCATCGTCACTTCCTTGAATGTCTGCGTCTACCGGCATCTTCATTCCGAACGGCTGGAACGCTGTCTTCACACCATACTGTGACGCAAGTTTGTCTTCACGTTCATGCTGTTCAAATAGTTCTTCGACATCACGGCCATAATTAGATTCGATATCCTGATACGTCACAATGCCGTTCTGAAGTCCTGCAATGTTTGCCATCATTTCTTTCTGCGGATCAACCCAGCCCCAAGACCTTGGGATGTAGTTCACGCCATCAGCAAACTTGTCGTATTTCTGAATTGGAAGATTGATGCTTCTAGTCATGGCGTTTTTCAGCCAGCTTCTAAACACTGGCTCGATGAAGTGTTCGATCATGAATTTCTGAAGCACCCTGTACTGATCACGATCTTCTAAACTGCCAGCCCTTAGTGAAGAATAGTTCACACTGGATAAATCATTTGAAAGACTGTGATAGCTGATGTTCAGACCTGACGCAATGCTTCTCAGAATAGCCGTTGAAAAACTTTCAAAGGCTGTCGTTGGGTGTGCTGGGTCAAAGGCTTTAAAATCCATCCCTGCGGGTAGCTGCTCAAATGTCGCCGGTTCTGCTGACATGATGGGTGTATATTCGTCCTGCATATCATCGCCAACGTAACCGTCACCGGCTGGGCTTGTGAAGAATCCCATCTTCGCACTTGATACCCTAGCAGCAGTGATTTCAGCTTCGTAATAGCCGTTCAACATTTTGATATTGCCCATCACAGCAGAAACAAAAGGATAGCCCCGAGTCTGTTCTGGACGTTGACGGACGAAAGCATGAATGATTTCTTCTGCTGGTACACGAATCGTTTCGTTGTTCTGGTTTAATCCTAAGTCGTTAGGATGATTCTTGTAAAGATGATACGCGATAGGCTTGCGCTTATCATCAATCTCGACCCCCATAATGATTCTATTGCCATTGGTGTAGATTTCGTTCTTGGTTTCGTTAAGGTGATCGGCTTCTAAAAACTCGATCTTGTAACCAAACTCACTGACAGGATCTGTGATCTGACGAATTAAAACCTCACCGTCACGGGCTAACGCTTCAATGAACAACCTTTGACAGTCGATCAAAGACATCTGCCCATCAACGGTGCAGTTGCCCTTCTTGGCCCACTTGCGCCACGCCTGTTCGATAGTCGTATTAGCTACCGCGTCAAGGCTTCCATCAGAATCACGGGACTTAGCATTAACCCTGATGCCGTTATGACCGACCACGTTAGAATTGAGAAGATTAAGATATCTAGCGACGTAGGCATCGTTTCGGGACAACTCCCTGCTTCTATTTCTTAACGTGACAAGGGCTTGTTTTAATTCCTGATCAGCACTTGCTGAAGAACTAAAAAAGTCAGCGAATAGCCGACCACCTTGTGCGCCTTTAAACGATCTTTGAAGTTTAATTTGTTTGCGAACTTCTTTCTTCTTGAACGGATTCCAAGCCATCAGAATCTTACTCCGATTAGATTGCCGCTAGGCTTCTTGTTTCGTATTCGGGCCTTCTTGATTTCTTCGTTGTATTCTGCGCGATAGCGATCCCGAACGGTGAATAATTCATCGACAGACATCCTTGAAAGACTTCTGCCAGCGATACTGAATGAACTTTGATCTATTGTTGCCCTGTTTTCAATCACGGCCTGAACCGCGTCTAAGACTTTCTTGGCATGGGTTCTGAGATCAGCGTTGCTGTCTGCGTAATTAACAACCAGCGTAGAAATGCCGCTATCCACTGCGACACGTTCAGAATCAGAACTTCTTGTGATGTACGCATACCACTTATATTGGTGAGCGTTATAATTTGCCGTGGTAGATGAATCGACTTCAACAATATAGGCATCAGTCGTTTCTGTTGCCGTTATAGTGAACTTATGACTACCACCGCCGCCTGAGTCGCAGTGAAATTCATACGTTAAAGCGTACGATGCTGTGGGATAGTCGGTGACTAGATCAGGTCTTTTCCAAACCCATCTGTCACCGACAACAAGGGTTTCAGGTTCTTGTTGCGGGTAATTCTCACGATCAAAAAGGTTTGCCATTTTATCGCCATGCGTTGGTGTAGTTTTGTCTTGGCCTACGTTGAACTGGTCGCCTTCTTATCGGCTCATCTGGTTCAGGCTGCTCAACCTTCTTAGGTTCTGCTGATTTTGCCTGAATCCGTTCAGCAATGCTATTGACATTCGCATTGATTATACTATATGCGGCCCAACTGTACACCATCGTATCGAGTGCTTCATTCCTCGGACGAATTTGCTGAAAAACACGCTTCTTGTAACCTCTAACAAATTTGGTCACGATCTTCTCAGCCGTTAGCTGTCTGAAGTATTCATCGTTTAAGGTATCAGAAAAATGCACATAGCCAGCACCTTCTTCTTGAATTCTAAGCCTTGCAAAAATTAAGTCTTTAGCAGTATCTACGCCGACCGGAAACAATCGGCATTTCACCGTGTTATTCCTTGAAGGCTTGCCAGCAATCGGCCTGCCTTCACCGCCTACACCCTTTATCGCAAACACTCTGCGCCCAAAGTTTCTATTGGCGTACTGGTAAACCGTGTTCGTAAAGTGACCGCCTGAGTCAATAGCCGTTGCCCTTACAGCAATTTCACGCCCATCTTCGGTTTCAAATGTACGAGATATTTGTGAATCAAGCGCAGTCCAGAGCTGCGGAGTAGAAGGATCGCCATACATAATCTCATGACTAATTACCCATGATTCTTCGTCCTTACCAATACCTAAAAAGCTGATCTCTAATCTGTCGTCTTGAACGTCTACGCCAGCGACGATCAGAATCACTTCTTCAGGTACTTTGTTAAAGTGTTCTTTTCTTTCTATTAGATTCAGCTCATCGACGCTTTCACCCGCGTCCTCCCAAACCTCACCCAAGTAGGTATTTGTCCAAACCTTTAGCTGTTCAGGGTTTTTCTTGACGGCTAGGAACTCGCGCACACCGTCAGCCAGTGGTGTCCAAGGTGAATACAATCCAGAAATCCTGAATCCTGCGATGCCTTTGAAGTCTTGACCAGCAGACCATCTGCCGTTTCTGATAGACCAACGTCTATCGGCATCAGACCAAAGCGTTCCGCATTCGTCGCAAAGGTATTGAGCCGTGTCAGGATCTTCGTCAGTCCACCTAACGCTTGCCCATTTTAATGTCTGCTCATGATCGCAATGCTTGCAAGGCACATAATATTCACGCTGATCAGAATCTTCATAAGCGTTTTCAATCCTAGAAATTCCCTTGATTGTTGGCGTGGATACCATGATGATCTTTCGGTTCCAGAATGTAGACGTTCGCTTCTTCCCTAGATTAACAGGATCACCTTCTGATCCTGCTGACGCTGGGAATCTATCAACCTCATCTGCAAGTAAAATCCTGATCGGTCTACTGGCTAATCCTGCTGGACTATTAGCACCGACCAACGAAAGACTCCCTGACGGAAAGATCTTGTGAAGCGTTGTGTTGCCTGAATCCCTAGCCCTTGGATCTTTGACCTTACCCTGAAGACACGGCGTAGCTCGAAGCAGACCGTTAGCGATTCGGTCTTTACTAAACGCCTGAGCCATTGATTCAGTCGGCTGAAGCATAAGGATAGGACAAGGATCGTGATCGATGTGAAACCCAATGATATTCAGAAGGGCTTCTGACTTACCTAATTGAGCGCCAGCCATGACAACGACTTCTTTTACTTTAGGGTCGGAACAAGCGTCCATGATCCCGCGCTGGTATTCTGCGCGTGATGTATACCACTGGCCAGCTTCTGAACTTGATTGGCTGTCTAGCTTCCTGTTTGAATCAGCCCATGAGCTAACCGTGAACTTCGGCGGCGGCTTCAGTAGCTTCATCCCACTTAACAGGATTGCTTTCGCTTTCGACGGTGTTTCCATAGCTGGCTAACTCTAATAATGTTTCATCTATAAATGATTCAAGAATGTCCATGATTACGTTTGTTTCTGTTTCGTCCCTAATCAATGGCGCTGCTTTTGAAGGGATAGATAAAATCTTTGACTTCATATCGGAAAGAATCACTTCCCATTCCTTCGCCACATCTGCGGTGCCAACTAGAACATCATTAAGATGATCTAATTCTATTTGGGCTTTGTCTGCCTGTATCCTTACTAACCTAGATTTCTCATTCTGATAATCTAATGGCTGGGCGGTATTGCCAACCATTCTTTCTTGTAAATATCGGATATAACCCTGAACTGCTGGCGCTAATTCATATCGGTTTCTTTCCGTCTTAGGAATGACACCTTCTTTAACTAACTGCTGAACTCTACGTTCCGTTAAAAGAAGCAGTTTAGAAATGGTGGTTACTGGATAAGTTGGGTTTCCTGCGTCACTCATCAGACACCTTCAGATCATTAAACTTTCTGCCGTCTTCGTGAATCGCTTCTTTGCCAGTGAAGTCTTGCCAGCGATTTATTATTACGTCACAGTATTTAGGATCTAGTTCCATCATAAAGCAGTTACGATGGTTTTTTTCGCAAGAAATTAAAGTTGATCCTGATCCTCCAAATGCATCGTAGACATTTTTTTTGTTCAATTGGTCTATCATCGCCATACCTATAAGCTCAACTGGCTTCATGGTGGGGTGCACTGTATTGCGCTGACGCTTCATCTTCCAGATGTCACCCCGCAGGGTTTTATGGCCTCCAAAATCTCCGTAATACCAGATTATTTCGTGCTGTTTGAAATACTTATCTAAATGCTGTGCGGGATTCACCTTGTCCCATACAATCATAGCTTTGGGGGATCTGGCTATGCCTTCTAAAGCCTGACGAAAAAGGTGCGCGTATTGCCAAGAACAGCAAACATACATTGTCTCGCATCCCATGATTGAGTCTTGGAGAAACTGCACAAAATCATCGTCTGCCATTTTATCGTTAGCAATTTTATTGCGCTTGTCGCTTACACCCTGATAATCGATGTTGTATGGGGGATCAGTGAACACCATGTCAGCCTTCTGCCCATCCATTAGATTATCGACTGCATCAATGCTAGTAGAGTCACCACACATCAATCTGTGATTACCAAGTATCCAAACATCACCTTCAACCGTGACAGGATCTTCAGGCACTTCAGGAACATCGTCTTCATCTGTCAGTCCATCAATTTGTTCAGGAATTAACAGTTTGCTTAACTCATCATCATCGAAACCAGTTAGCGATAAATCAAATCCGTCTTCGTTTAATTGACCTAGCTCTAATCGTAAAAGCTCATCATCCCAGCCAGCATTCAGCGCCAGCTTGTTATCTGCAATGATATAAGCCTTTTTCTGAAAGTCGTTTAAATGGTCTAACCTGATGCAAGGCACTTCGGTTAAGCCAAGACGCATCGCCGCCTTCATTCTTCCGTGGCCAGCTATTATCATGTTGTCTTTATCAACCAAAACAGGATTGGTAAACCCGAACTCTTTTATGCTTGCAGCTACCTGTGCGACTTGCTCATCGGAGTGTGATCGGCTGTTGTTTGCATATGGAACCAACCCTTCAATCGGAAGCATTTCAATTGCTGGTAATGATTTCTTCTTTGCCATGATTTCCCTGTGTCAACGAAACGAATGATTTATTTCTGTCGCTAGGCGAAAGCTGCGCTCGCGAATAACCCATGACGGGAAGGGCCAGACAGTACCTTTGTAGGCCCCCCAGTGCCGATTTAACGCATTTATGGGCATTTGGGCTTCAGATCACGGAAGTCCGGCCAGTAGCCACCACAGACGTTCTGTGTGTACTCCTGACTGATCTGCTCTTGATGTTCGAAGTCTTGGTTGCCTACGATGCCGATCAAAGCAATGATCGCGATGGTCAATAGAATCTTTTGCAGTCTGTTCATAATCTTCTCCTTGGTCATCATTATCATTGATTCCCTTATGCCAGTCAACTGTTCTATTTATTTGGGATCATTGATAGCTTTGACCAAATGTTTAATGAATCTTTTTTCAAAGCCATGCTTGGATGAAAATACATAGGAATTAACTATCTTCTCAAAAGGAAACAACGGCTGATATTGCGCGTCCTTCTCATATGCTGCGACCATGCGGATCTTCTGCCCACCCTTCTTGGTCTTACGTCCATATCGTTCCCATATCCCTTCGCTGTACTTCTTAGCACCCTTGGGACTACCTGAGAAGAACTTGGATTTGTCCTGCATCATCTCGTCCAAAGCGCCCTTCTTGAAGTTGCCGAAGGTATCAAGATATCTTTTAGAATGCTTGGTTGGGACTTTCAACGCTCGCTTTTTAGGCAACCTTGTCCCACCAAACACTTGGAACTTCATGTAGTCAGCTCGACTATCATCCCAATATACTGTAGCCGTTAGACTGCGTTTAGATGACTTATCGTAGAAGAAATTCTTCTGTGTGAATTTAGTTGCACCTTTGCCTGTTTTCTTATCAAACTTCTTAGCGGTTGCTCTTCCTAAAACACCTGTCTTTTTAGTTTTAGTCAGATCTTTCGCCAAATCGTTTAGCGTCTGACTGGTAGCAAACGGGATCTGTTTCTTCTGTGTTCTGCTTAGGCCTTTAGTGACTGCCTTGATGTTGTTGCGTAAATCAATCTTCATCTTCGATCTCCAGTATTTCATTGACGACATCATGAGCCGCCATGTACAGGCACCCAACCTGAGCCAGCAGATGCTGATGATCTAAAGACTTAATGCCTGATTCAAGAAGATCCCATTCCACATACTCGTCATCTTCACGCTGAACGACCATCTCAATGTATGTGATCTTTCCCTGTTGGATTTCCTTCTGCAAATCCTGAATGAACTTTAAAAGTTCTGTCTGATGCAGTTGTGTAATGTCGGTCATTGGCCTTATCTCTGAACGTGTTGGTCATCCATCCTATGAGGAATAATACCACGAAGAACGGGAACACCAAGACGGCAGTGATCGTGAACAGGATACAAGAGGCTTGATATAGGTAAGAGTTAAACATCTTCTTCATACGTCCAGTCGCAAGCAGTGCATTCTTGTCTGGGATACATGCCCAACACTTCTACGGTTAATTCACCGCATAAAGGGCATGTGGTTTCATTCCAAGGCGCATTAGGATCTGTCCATGCTCCAGCAGGGTAGTTGCTCATTGTTCCTCCGCTTGTAGCTTATCCAACAGGCTTAAAACGTCAGGGATAACTTGCTTGTGGTATTCGTCCACATAGTCAGGGCCATAGTAGTCCATGACTTTAACCAGCGTCATCCACGCCAGCAACATTTCTTTTTTAGTTGGTTGCACCTTTCTTCTCCAAGTCAGTGATGATGTTTTTTGCAGTTCGCCAGTTGATACCAAATCTATACTTTATCCTGTTGGTATTCCAGCCCAAAGCAACACGTTTAGCGATCTCAGATTCTAGCTCTGCGCGTGTTGCACAATTCCCGCTCGTCAACGGCCTTCCCTTCTTCATGGGACGCGTTGATTGTGGATGTCTAACCCAGTTCATCAGCCCACCTGTAAAAGTTTAATTCTTTCTTTCGCCAATCGGTATCGCTTGAAATCGTTGTGCGTTATCCGACTACCCTTGGCCTTTTCTTGTTCAAATATCTCAATGAAGTAAACGTCTTCCTTCGCTGCTTCTATGACCTTTTGGGGTATAGCCTGACGCTTAGAGTCTCGGAATAAAACACTCGACGGTAAGCCTAGCGCCTGAACGACTTCTTGACCGTTTGCCTGACAAGCGAAACAATGAATAAGCACTTTCCCGTCTTCTTCCTTCATCGTCATGCTTGGGTTCGTGTCATTGTGAACGGGACAACACGCTACCCACCGTTCACCCCGTTTTGATACTTTTTCCAGTTTAGGAAGAATGTCTCTTAACACCTTTGGCCCTTCTTATGTTGATGTGTGTGATGTGATCCTTTACTTCTGTTGAAACGTGGATCGTCGTTTGCGGATCTATCTTGTTGGGCCAGACACCGAACTTCGACCTGTAGGCCCATGATGCCCATCCGTCCTTGTAGCCTTTCTGACGTGCGTAAAACTTGAACTCACCTAGCCACCGTGATTTTTCTTCTGCGCTGAAATTCCTGTTGGCCTTCTTCAGTTCTTTTAAGACCTGATCATCTGACTTCAGAATTTCTTTCGGTGGTCTTTGATACCCGCAGACACATCGTATCAAAAAATGCTGGAAACATTGTGGGCAAACTGACAGATCTGGCTCTTTCTTTTCTTTGGTCAGAATCCGCTCGTCGTATTTCTTCTCACCGTCATCCAAAGTATCGGGAACTATCGTCTCCGCGAATCCATGCTTTTGGACGTTACCTGAATGATCAAGATAAACGGCTTCTACCTTGTTGGGATGCGTTCGCATGATCCGACCGGCCCTTTGGACGTAGGTGATCAAAGACTTAGTTGGGAAACAGTCGATCAGCGTCTGAACTTGGGGCGCGTCATATCCGGTATTTAACAATCGTGAACATGAAAGAATCTGGAAGTCACCTTCATCATGTGACTCATACAGGCTCTGACGTTCGTCCTGCTCCATGTAGCCATCAATATGCTCTGCGGTGAATCCTTGTTCCCTAAACATCTCTACCAGCTTCTGACTGTGCTTGATCGACGGGCTGAAGGCTATGGTTTGACCCTTGCCGAATCGCTTAAAGTTTTCAATGATATCACCAACCAGCTTTTCGTCAGACTCAATCGCTGATGCTAATGACTTAGGATCAAAGTCAGTTCCACCCGTACCGATTCGTTTCTTCTTCACACCCTTCAGGTTCGCGTGATGACCACCGTAGTATTTGACCGGACATAAATACCCCTGATCTAGCAATTGTTCTGGCGTGATAGGAACGATCAAATCAGAATAAAACTTTCCTAACCCTTTAGAATATGGCGTAGCACTAAGACCGATGAAGATCGACTTGCTGTAGTTGTCCATCAGCTCAGTGGTTGTCTGGTAATGGGTGTGGCACTCATCAACAACTGCGACATGAAACAAGGGCTTGTAGCGCCTTCTAGCCAGCGTCTGGATCGATGCTATCTGAATCTGTGCATTCGGATTGGTTCGCCAGTGATCGGACTGCATGACCCCGACCTTGATCCCTGCTCGATCAAATTCTTCTAGTGCTTGATCGACCAGCTTTACTCGGTCACAAATAAAGATGCCCATCTTGCCGTTCTTGGCTACGTTCTTCAGTATCTCAACTGCGACCCTAGTCTTTCCAAAGCTACAAGGCGCAGCTAAAACAGATCTGGTATTTCCTTTCCTGATCGATTGTCTTAGCTGGTTCATCGCCTTGTCTTGATGCGGCCTTAACATCCTAAATCCCATCTTAGGATTTGTGTAGCGTGTTCTTCACCGATAGCATTCTTAATGCCTTCGTCTAGGCACATGGCCCCGCCGGTTATGATGTAATTAACAACGAACTCTTTAATCAATTCGCCATCGCCCATGTCATCGATGTACGCTTTCATGACTTCAGAATCTATTTCTAAGGTGCAATCTACTTTGACTTTCATCTTCTCCCCTTGGGCGGCTTACGCCGCCTCGCTTATGTTAAGAGTCTCAAAGCCGCATCCTGCTACTAGAAAGAACTCGCCGTTCATTTCCAAGATGTCACCGATAGACAAGCTGTGCATTCTTGAGTGCTTTTCTACCAGCTCAGGATTTTGCCAAAGGTTTGTGAGGTGATATACCTCGTCCAGATCATCGGAATCTACGGTGGCAACGTGAGCGTAAGCATGAAACCATTTTGCTGCATCGTAGCTGCCTTCTTCGACCTTCCAGCTACAACCCTTGTCGGCGTAAGCGGTGATCTTTTCTGAAGCCAACCAACCGTCTTTGTTTAAAAGAGCTTCGTCGGCTTGCGTTAGGTGAAACTGGTAAACTTTAACTGTCATTGTGTTGCTCCGTTTGCGTTGTTGTTGATACCCATTCTAATGATCACAACATCTAAGTCAACACTTTTGTTTACTTTTTATCGAGAAGATTTGGGGTCGGTCACGCAACGATTTTCGATCAGCTTAAATTTGTTTCTCGGAATGATGACAGACGGTTGAACTTCTAGGTCATCGCGTTGGTCTTTAGTCCTACCGAACGGAACCAAGGTCTTGTCTATCCCGTCTTCTTTTCCGATCTCAATAGCAACTAAAGCGTCATTGAACTGAACCACAAAAAAACTAACACCAAGGTCAAAATCCTCAGCGTAGCGTCTCAGCTTTGAATACTTCATAGCGCAAAATCTCAGATCAAGATAATGATCTTTGTCGTTGTACCTTCTGCGAAATTCTATGAAGTGTTTTACTTGGTCGTTTTCGTACATTGCCCAATCAACACCCCAGACGGCATCAGGCAACTTGTGTATCTGTTTGCCTGTCTTCTTGGCTAAGAATCTTCTTGCGTTGTTCTCGATCTCCAACATTGCACTTGTCTCGAATTTTTGTCTGCCCATTTGGTTTTCCTTATTTTAGGCACACATTGTTCAATGAGTTTTTCTTTGTGACATTAACTCAACATCTAAGTCAATTTTACAAGTTCTTATTTCCAGATCTAGCGCGTCGTGAAGCAACGCCAAGGAACCTACAGCTTTATGCAAATGTCCCCTCAAATTCCAGCTAGAGTTTAAAGGATTGGGCGGATTAACCCAGTTATGAAACGTTTGATTGTCTAGGCTTTGCAAATTTTCTCTCACGTCATCTAGGCTTTGCAAATTTTCTCTCACGTCATCTTGGAAATCCGTCAAAACGTTTATCTCAAGCTGTATTGACTCTATTGTTCTTGTTTTCATGCGCTCTCCTTTTATTTTTGGCACAGTTCAGCTTTTTCCCTTTGCAAGCCACAATCGTACAACTCGTTAGGTCGCTTAGATTTTGCGTGGCTACACCCTTCGGTGCGGTACTCATGTCCTTTCGGTTTCCTAGCTGGACGCAACGCCAGCCAACTCACTTGAGCCTTTGCAATTTAGGGACGTGAATCGGGACAAGCCAAGTCCTACAATCTGCTCACGGATTACTGCTATTTGGATTGGACGCACAGTTGAGCGCCACTTTCCATCGGCAGGAAGCAGTTGAAGGTCATGAGACGTTATGAGAAAATTAGATCCGTGTCGGTTTGCGCTCGGTTCTAATGGACTCAACTCAAATCGGCCTTCAGGGACTGGTAATCCCGCCGACACATAAATACTACTTCAGATTGCCGTATCGATCAACCTGTTTAGATACCACTGGGCCTTCTTCAAGTCTTCTATCGGCGCACCCTTGTACTTGTGTCTGTGTAAATACTTGATGCAGTTACCCAGCAAGTAGGCCCCATACTCCTTCCCCAGCTGCTGCTTGATGTAATCAATACACTCAATGTCCCCAACGTTGTAATGTGGAGGCTCATCGACAGCTAACCACTTAACCTGATTCCATTCTTCTTTAGTTGCATCTGGCATTTTTCATGATTCTCCAAATTGAATATTTGCTCCAATTTTCTCCTCGTCGAGAAATTCCTTTATCATTCAATAAATTTGCTATGTCTTTTTGAGAATGTTTTTCACTTAATTGCACGATTTTTTTAATGATCTTTTGCTCACCTACATGATCGATCAAAAACATACCTCTAAGTTTTTTCCCGTATGGGACATTTCCCCCACAATACATTCCCGCCGCCTTTCGTTCATCCATTGCTTTTTTAGTAAGAGCAGACGTTTTCAACAAATGCGGTGAATGAACTTTTGAATGACATGGCGCACAAAGATTAACCGTCTTAGTGCCTCCTAATGATCTAGGTACAACGTGATGAGCGTGATCGGCTTGAACTCCGCATTCAAAGCACACCAATCCTTTTCTTTTCGACTTTAATTTTGGCATTAAATTCAGCCAACATCTCACGATAATCTTTGGCATATAGCTTAATCGGCCTAGATTGATTTGCAAGCATCCTATCAACGTGATCTTTTCCGAAATTCCTAATCATAAACATCGTATACACTTGCGCTGCGGAGCCGTGTTTCATCCCGTACAGATTACAAGCAGGGCACTGGGGCCAAACATTGTCAGGATCTAATGAGTAAAAACTGGACTTACCTTTCGGCAGAAAATGCCCACCGTGAATTGTGGTGTAATGTCTAACGTCTCCGCACGTCACGCATTCACAAAAACCGTTGTCGTCTGCTTCCTCCAACCTTCGGAGTAATTGAAAAGCCGTTAGGCATTTAGATCTGAGCGTTGCGGGCACGTCTGAATTCCGAATCTTTAGGATTCGTCAATTGTACCCCATGATCAAGACCCCAGTGAAAAACCTGTTCCATAAAGAAGTGCATTTCACCCTTATCCAATGATGACGTTGACCTTAACTGATTTGGAATCGTAGTGCTTCCAACTACCACGTCTTCAGTCCCTAAGAATTCATTCTTCATTAACTGCTTCATCTGTTCCGGTGTGATCGGAACTTTCTTGGAAAAGTGACTCGACATCTCGCCGCACCACATATGAAACAAAGCGTTCTGACTTAAAGTCCTAGCCGTGGAATATGCTTCCAGCTTCCAAGCAACTGGTCTTTCATAGTTCCAGTCTTCCAAAGACTTGCGAAAAAAAGCCAGAACGTCATCAATGTCCCTGCGGTTTTGTATTAACCAGAATTGTCCTTTCATCGCCTTATTGCATCCCATAAATCTTCAACAATAGCCTTGATCTCATCCCATAATTTCTTAATCATTGCTCAACTCCAAAAAATCAAATGGGTGAATCTTCAACTGATCGCAAATCTTACAGATCAAAGATAACTTTGCGTCTTCCCTGTACCTCCATTGTGATACCTGTTGTTTGGTAATACCAAGACGGGTAGCGAGTTCCGTAGAACTCACCCCCTTCTTGATCTGTGCGAGCCTCAAAGACTTCCCAAAGTTAAAACGGCAAGTCATCGTCTTCTACCGATGAAGGATTTGAAGAAACGTAAACGTCTTGGATCTTCCCAGTCATGACCGGCTGATTGCCAGAAGCTCCCAATACAACGGTATCACGTTTCCATAACGCGATGTCTATTGTCTCACCTTCTTTGATGTCACGGTGAGCAACGACTTTACCAGATAGGATCGGTGCTGACCCTCCCTTGTCGTTCTTCCAAAGACTTACTTTCCCGCGATTGTCATATTCCATTTATATTCTCCCTATCAGAGCTAAGTTACTTTCTAAGTCTTCCAGCAATTTATCAACCGCCGCTGAAAGTGAAGCGATATACTTACCGTCCCTTTTGACGTTCATAATTAGATTTGGCAAATCAGGGTGATAACTCATGAACCAGTAATCTGGTAGGCCCATTAGCCACATCGTCCCTTGGACTTGCGCGTAATACTCCGAAGGCATCTCACCGTTCTTGTGATAGTCGATCAAATACTTAACGTGAGTTGTGTGCATCGGGCATTTAATTTCAAGTCCTGCATCTTCAGTCAACCGATCAGGGCTGCAACCAACAGTTTGATCATCGTTAGTTACGAACCCGATCTCCCTGCAAACTAGATCTTCTTGAAAGCTGAACACATCAGCGGCTTCAGGCTCTAAGTCTCGCCCTCTTTTCATGTGGAACGTATCGAAGCCTTCAAACCTTTTACCAGACATCTTCTCAGCCAGCAGTTCGTGCATGTACCTCTCGCTTGACGCACTAGGCTTGCCCGTGGGGGTCAGAAGATCTTTAAACCGACTTGCAGACGGCACTCCAAGACGTAACGCAAACCATGCTTCAGAGCCTTGTTCGACGTTGTGGATCTTCATAGCGAACACCTAATCAAAAAATTATGCTCAACCGATCCAGTAGGTGGATCAAAGTTAGCAACACAATCTAATAGATCTAAACCTTCTTCTCCATCAGTTATCAAAGGTTTTTTATGATCGTGTCGAAAGTCACGTTTACAAAGCAAAAGACCAAAATTTTTGAACCTTTTCTTCTTTGCACTAAAAATGATTGATTTATGGTTTTGATCAAGAATAGCTTGTTCATGATCTTTGTAAGTTACATCTGGCACGTTAGATCGAACAAATACATCAATGCACTGTATTTTTTTTCTTAACTGATCAGTGATATCAACATAAGTAGCCATCATTTCTTAGCCTGTTTAGCTTTCTTCTGCTGAAGCTGTTTTTTAGCCCTTTGGTACTGATCCTCAGTCATGCTTTTAAGGTTCTCAACACCATATACTTTAAGAAATGCAGACTTACTCGATTGAGTCGCATCTAGCATTGCGTCAAGATGTGCGACCTTCTCATCACTGATGTCTTCGATGCCTAGATCCTGCGCGTCTGTATCTTCGTCAGCGCAGACTGCCCACATTGATTGAGCTTGATATCTTTTTAAATACGTTGCGATGCTTCCAAGGTCTTGGATAGGGTTTTTGCTTTGTGGCGGAAGCTCAACACTGGCAACTTGTTTTATCCATTGCCCGCTAGAATGGCTGATTTGACTTGTAACAGCCACGTTGCCGCTGTAAGCCTCAACCCCTTGGACGAACGATAAGCCGTTAGCAGCCGCCACTGGCCTTATACAGCCCAGAACAGACGTTAAATCAGCGTATTCATTCTTGAAGAAAGTGTTCTTCGTGTTTTTGCTTGGATTACGAATTTCAGACTGTGCTTTAGCAAGCGCCGCTGTTAGTTCGTTGATGCTTTCTGATTGTTCCATTGTCTTCTCCTTTGTTGAAACGCTTACATCGTAAACGAATCATGTTAAGAAGTAAACAAAACGGACGATATGAATTAGAAGGGATTGTGGTAAAATGTAGTTTCTTCTCCCCCGCGCTCTCCAGCGCACTGGCCCACTTCGGTGGGCCTTTTATTTAGTAAGTCCAGATAACTGGGGTAGTTTGACGCATATCCACATGAACGAAAGTCTTGGCTATACCGACTCCGCTCATCCCAAGCTCAAGAGCTTTTGAAACAATAATAAAACGCTGAGCGCCGTTGCTAATAGCAATATCAGCAGCAAAGCCTGTTGTGTGCTGTCCTCCACCATTAGGTTTAGCAGCTTCGATAGAATGCTTCGGACTACGATACCCAGACGTAATTTTAAACGGGAAGCCGCACTCATGGCGTAGCACATCCAACGCTGTAACAAATTCTTCTTTAATTTCATTCTCACCAGTCTCCTGACAAGCAAATTCTTCTAACGTGAAATACTTAAACATCACTTATCCCTGTGTACCGAATTTTTCTTTTCGTAGGTTCTCATTGCCCCTAACCCGAGCATTCCCATGAGGACGGGCATCATGGTCTCCAAGGGGACTAGAGGTATAACTATGTCTATACCTAACAAGGCCAGCACAAAGTTGCTAAATGGGATAGTAATAAAGTTCCCAAACATGCCCAGAACGCACACCCAACCCACTGCGGGTCGCCAGCCGGACACGAACAGCGACTTGTGGGCCGCTTCGACCTGATTGATAGCCATCTGGCCTTTAGCAATTTCTTGCGCGTATTTCTGCGACATGGTTGCAATTTCATGCGCCAAGGCGTTCTTCTGGTCTTTGTCCTCTATGAACTTGTCTAACAGTCCCGTGACTGGCCCGATCAGCTTGTCTATCACTGCTTGGCCTTGCCGACATTAAGTGCAAACATCTCCAACACCTTATAGATCTTGCCAATTATGGCATCGTCTTTTGGCGTAGGGGTTACTGCACAAATTGCACTACAAAACGCGACTAAGGTCGTTAATAGGTTCAGATATTCCATTTGATTCTCCGTCAATTTCGCAAGCCGTGATTATCTTGCCGTAAGTTAATCGTTCTGCCATCTTCTCACATGCTTCTAAGGTGTCAAACTCTATGCGATCAGGATTTATCCAAGTCCCGATCATAATAATTAAAATGTACATTACTTCCTTATCAATTCATTGATGGCTTTCCAAGCCTCTACCATTTTACTTTCTAAGACTTCAAGCCTGTTAAGAATCTTACCAATCGTTAAAACTAAGATGAATATCCCAGCGGCAATAGGCCAACCACTGACGATAACTTCCCATTCTTCCATGATTTCTACCTAAAAATTTGTGTAAAAATACAAAGCTGACATCAATATCCCGAGACAAGTAGCGCCCCACCCAAAAATGATACCAATTAACTTCATATTTTCGCGGAATTGCCTTCTTTGCATTCTAATCTTAGAGACTTCTTTTTCATGCGCTAACCTAGATTCTTCCATTCGTCGTTTAATGCTGGCATACAAGTCGCCTTGACCCTGCATCAGACAAATGTCTTGTAGTTGTCGATCAAAATTCTTTAGTTGGCGAGTTATAGACTCCATCTTCAGAGCCTCTTGATAACTCATCTTGCCAGCACCCTTCTTCTCAGCATCTTGGGCCTTTTCAGTAGCAGTCGCCCAGCGGCCAATTACCCCAGAAAGATCGCTTCCGTTACCCTTTGCTTCTTTTAAAGTTTGTATCGCAGCATTCACACTTTGAACTGCTGCAATCGCTGCTGAGATTTCTGCGAGCATAGAGCATCATTTTAACCATTACTTTATTCGACTAATTCACCCGCTGGTTCTAAGTCTTCTTTGATTGAGTTTACGTAAGCCTGAAAGACTGTCTGCAATTCCTGCTGCTGAAGATTCATTGACCGGATCTGTGCGTTGATTTCCTGCATACGCGCAACCTTTGCCTGTACTTCTTCAGGCAAGTCATCAATTTCATACTCTAAATCATCAATCCTTAACGTCCCCATCTTCCTCTCCCTTTTTAAAGATAGCTTGAATAGTTCGTGATTCCCAGATCCTAAGACCTAGCCAAATAATAGTTAGCGAGGCAGCAACATCAGGCAACCATCCAGCTATTGTAGCGATTCCACCAGTGACTGCAACGCCATCGAGGACTGTTTTGACCGCCTCCTCGTCTACCACGGGACACCCGAGCCCTGCGTTGGGTTCTTCTGTGCTTCAATGTTAGCCGCCAGTGATGCTTCAATAGCGTCTTTGTCAACACCGTCAGCGAAGCACCATGACAGCGCCAGTTCCTCAGAAATGCTGTCGTAATCCACCCAGTCTGAGCTAGAAGGATCTGGTGTGAAGCCAGCAGTGCCGTAGTTAGAAGCACTATAGGTCACAGCGTCATCGCCTTCTCCTACGGTCTCTGATGCGTTAGCTCGCCAGTGACATACGACTACGCCACCGTCTGCAAGCGTTCTTTCCATTTGACTGATTTGCCATACTGTTGTCATGTTGTTTCTCCTATTAAATTGCTGCGATGATGAAGGCTAAAAGTTCTGAATAACGCACACCCATGCGGCTACGTTCTTCACCAGTTTCTTCGTCTGTCCAAGTGCTGTTGATAAACATTGCGTAGTCACCAGCGTCTAAACCTTCAGCAGCGAAAACAGCCTGTAGGTCTTGTGCAATGATTCCAAAGTGTGTACGAGCTTCGTCACCTTTTTCAGCTACTGAAGATTTCCAGCGGAACTTGCGCAATAGACCTTTACAAACTACAGCGACACGTTGCTCTGCGTCAGAAAGCTCTTCAATGTCTTGCTTTTCGTTGCGGTCAGAAGTTTGGATAGTGCCGTTGGTGGCGTAGATGTCATCAAATCTTCCTGCTGAATAGCCCAAGTCGATAGCATTATCACGCGGTGCGCCTGTTGTTGTGCATGGATGAACGATTGAGGCTGAAAACCTTAAACCTGAGTCTGTCGAATAGGGGCTGGAAATGTATAAAGAATCATTTATAGTACCAATACTACCTACGGCTGTAGTGCCTTTGTAAAAGTTTAATATGTTTCCATCGTCCGTAAGGTTTACTAAGGCTAGTGGAGAAGAAGAACGCTGTATTTGAACTTTACCTGCTGTACCGCCTTGAGCTAGTTCAACGCCTGCTGTGGTAAAACTAGATGACGACTTACCCACCAGCAAGTTCCCGCTGGCATCAAGGCGCATATCCTCACCGCCATCAGAGCCAAACCAACGATGGTAGCCACCAGTTTTGTAGCCTGTGTAGCCGTAGTGCGAGCCGCCTAGTAATTGATATGACTGGCTAGTGCTTAGATTTAATATGCCTCTGTTTGTAGCATCAGCAGTAATTGATAAACCAGTTGTAGTATCGGTTCTAACACCGCCTGACAGGTAAAGGTCTTTGAAGCGCCTTTGTGTGCCGCCACTTGAATAGCCTAAATCAACCTCTGCATCTCTTGCTGCATTCGTAGTTGTGTTGTGAGGAAGAACAGAA